TTCCAGCCGTCAAGTGAGTCGTGGTCCAGAAAAAATAGATTACAATAAAAGAAATATATATGATTATGATATGGAATCAGTTGATTGGGGTTACATAGGCGAAAGCGCGGCAGATCAACGATCTCAGTTGGCTGGCTCATTGAGTATGAGTAAAGTGCCGTTTTTTAAATCAATCAGAATACATGGATTTAACCAGCACAATGTATCGATGTACACGTTGATAAATCCAATGATAACTGGTTTTAAGCATGACACCTACAGTTACAGTGAAGCAGGTGGTACAATGGAAAATAGCATGACCATTGGGTATGAAACTGTCAAGTATGCAGCAGGCGCGATTGATGGTCGAGATCCCAGCTTGGATGATTTTGCAAATCCTGCACACTATGATAAAACAGTGAGTCCTATAGCACGTGCCGGCGCCAATGGTACTATATTGGGGCAGGGCGGCCTAGTTGATGGAGTTGATTCAATTGTCAGTGACTTGGCCAGTGGCAACATTCTGGGTGCAGTTCAAACCGCAGGCAGAACAGCCAACACCTTTAAATCAGGTGGTTTACTCAATGCAGTAAAAGGTGATTTGTTGGGTGGAGTATCAGATGCAGCCAGAGGCACTCCCAATAGAAACAGTGCATTTAATTTCCCAGTGTATAACGGCACCAAATAAATACAACATACACTTGGGGTAACACAATGAGTAAAACACTAGACAGCGCACCAACCACCAATCAGGACAGTGACACCAGACAATTTGAGCAGGCTTTTGACAACACCGTACCTATTGGTGCTGCTGAGTATGACGTAGTTCGCAGCTACTTTATAAGCGTGAGTGACAGCAATACTATTGCCACTAACTTTACAATTTTTTTGTTCAGAATAGCAGACATGACTGGTTACCATGTGTTAACGCTGCTGGATGAGATCAAGGGCAAGAGTGGCCTAGAAATGAATGCTATCATGGCCTACTATCTTAACAGTATAAAATCAAAGGCTACACTATATGGTGTAAGCTCAGCACCTCAACCAAATCAAGCAATTCAACGAAACATAGTGATATAATGTCACGCTTTGCGCAGGGAATATACGAAGTGAAAAACACTGAAAAGTATTTGGGCAACCACAAGCCCAGATTCAGATCAGGTTGGGAACTCACATTCATGACATTCCTTGACAACAATCCCAATGTGTTAAACTGGGCCAGTGAGTCTATTAAAATACCCTATCGTAATCCGCTTACAGGCAAAATTGCAAATTACATTCCCGACTTTGTGGTAGTGTATCAAAACAAATATGGAAGTAAAATAGCTGAAGTAGTGGAGATCAAGCCAAAAAAACAAAGTATCATTGAAAGTAAAAAGGCCAGTGTGTCTGACCGAGCAGTGGTGGCAGTAAATCATGCCAAATGGCAAGCAGCCCATGCATATTGTAAGAGTCAGGGATTGGTGTTTAGAGTAATAACTGAAGACGACATTTTTTATAATGGTAAAAAAAAGTAAATAAATACTACTATATAGGAGTAGTATGACAAAGAAACTTTCAGAATTGTTTGAATTGCCAGAAGATATTGCACCACAGCGTGAGTCTGACCAAGTGCAGGCAATTGAGCAAGTTACTACTCAGGCATATTCAAATTTAGAAAAAATAGAAAGTGCATTACCCCAGGTACGAGGGTTAGAAGCCAGCGATGCTGAGATGGATGAACTGGCACAGTTAGCCAAAGAAAGCTTTGATGACTTGATGGAACTGGGAATGCAAGTGGACAGCAGATTTGCCAGTGAGATATTTAACAGTGCCAGCAGTATGTTGGGGCATGCAATCACTGCAAAAACAGCTAAATTGAATAAAAAGTTAAAAATGATTGACTTGCAGCTTAAAAAAGCAGCATTAGATCAAAAAACCACAGAAAAGACCAAAGAAGTAGAATCTACGCCATTGGGAACGGGCAGTGTACTTGATAGAAACGAACTGCTGAAAATGTTAATGGCAAACAAAAACACCAATAGTGATAAATAATACTAATAGGAAACAAACCATGAAAAGTCTACGTCAATATTTAACTGAAAGTGTAAGAACATACCATTACACTATTAAGATAGCAGGTGATCTCGATAAGAATTTTATTGAAATGTTCAAGTACAACTTGAACAAATTTGATCCAGTTAGTGTCAGCGATCCAAAAACTATCCCCATCATGAAAGACCCATACGGCTTTCCTGATCTGAAAAACGAGTCAGTTCATATCTTTAAAGCAGAGTTCAAGTACCCTGCCACTGAACCAATGATTCAGCAAATGGCTCAATTGTTGGGTAAGAATATAAACTCAGTGAGAGTGATTTCTTCACAGTACGATGACAGCATCAACAGTGAGAATGATCAATACGCCAATCAGGCAAGCCCATTGATAACCAGTCCATATGAGACTGACAGTGGCGCAGAGCAGGCAAACAAAGACTATGGCAATCAATATTTGGATAAAGTGTTACCCAAAGAACCAAGCGTCACTATTGACTATGCAGGTGATAAAACACCCACAGCGCCCAACAAATCTAAAGAGAACATACAAACCAAGAGTCCAATGACCAGTGTTAGTCGTCCTCCTAAGCCAGCCACTGGAGCTAGAAAATGATAGACTTCAGCTCCGGCCAGTTGACTTGGATAGTTATCGGCGCCTGTAGTTTGGGTGGCACAGGATACATGACCATGAACACTGCCATGGCTGACTTAGACAAAAAGGTAGAAGTGATCACTGTTAAAGCACAGTCCACTAATGAAAAATTAACTGCAGTACAACAGCAGTTGGCTAGAATAGAAGAAAAATTAGACGCTAGAGGTAGTAGAAAATGAAGATCAAGAATATATTGTCTGAGGCGTACGCCGACACATACATGGGTGATCTAGGAAAATCTAGCCCTCACCGGGGAGATCCATTCATGTCACCTGATTTAGGTGGAGGCGGTTTTCCAGGAGGTGGCGGTGGAGGTAAAGTTAACAACCCTAATTTTAAGTCCAAATTTGGTGTACAAGCTAAACCTGCAACAGCTAAATTAAATACAGTACCAACTGGTTCGACTAATGCTAATACCGGAAAAAGTATATTAGTTAATCCAGCTGCTGCCAAGGCCAAGCCGGCCCAAGCTGCTACTGCTGAGAAAGCTGCTACTGAGAAGGCTGCTACTGATAAAGCCGCCGCAACAAAAGGCGATCTTAGTAATGCAAGTGCAAAGAATGAACGAATACCCCCACAGATTCAAGCTGCTATGGATGCTAAAGCTGCGAAAGCTGCGCTGGCTGCGAACACGCCCAGTGCAACCAGCAGAGCAGTTGATGCCGCAAAATTGGCATGGAACAATCCAAAAAAGGCATTAGCCGGCGCTGGCGCCTTGGGATACGCGGCCGTTTCTGCCTACGATGCTGCTAAAGAAGCATTGTATGGTGCGATTCCTTCTGGGGCAGCAACAGCACCTGCAGCACCTGCAGCAACAACACCACCTAACGCAGCACCAAACACATCCAACGCAGCACCTGCACCTGCAGCACCAGTAGCAACAACACCTGCAGCACCAGTAGCAACAACACCTGCAGCACCGGTGAGGTCAGCCTCTGAGCCAGCCAACAATGCAAGTTTACCGTCAAGAACATATCCGCTCAATACTACACCTAACGCGGCGTTACCAACAAAGCCAATACCAGCTAAGGTAACACCTGCAGTCAAGCCACCACCATCCAAGCTGGCAATCGCAGCAAGACCTGATGCTGCCAGTAGAGAGCGAGAAAGAATTGCAGCACAATCAAATCTTGCACAAGCTCCTCGGGGTAGCAACACTACTACAACTGGTGAACAACCACCGGTGGCCGCAGTTAAACCAGTGGCACCTACGAATAATGCATCAGCTAACATCAAACGTCAAGCTCAAGCTACAGCGGATAGAGCAAGTGCAACAGCTGGTGGTCCAACACCATCAGAATATCAATATGTAGGCGGAAAACCAAATCCCAATTATAAATCAGGTGAAGATACTACTACCAGTCAGCCAGCAACTCGCGGCGGTAGTAACAATACAATGCAGCCTAATATAATTGAACCACAAAATGCAAAAATGCCATTGCCAGCAAATATTAGTAGCATGAGTCCTGCCGATGCAGCAACTGAATTACGTGCAGCACAAGCCGGCGCTGGCAAACCTGTACTGGAACCAGGAGCACAAGTTGTAGGTACTGGTACTGGTGGTAGTACAACTACTGGCA